ATCATAACCTAGGTCACGCACGACATGGCGAAGAGCGTTTGTAGGATCGTACCCCATGCTTGTCAAAGCGGGCATGATAACCTGCATCATCTCTAAGGCTCGTGCTTGTTTTACAGCAGGATTGACAGCAGATAGGGATCCGCCCTCAACGCGCATGTCAAACTCGCCCTTGAGAACAGCCTGATCGATGTCAGCCCATACTCCACCATTGGCACCGACTAGTCGGATAGCCTTAGTGTCCGTTAGGAACTCTTGGCATAGGCGAACGATGTGGTTGAAGATCTGTGAAGCACACTTTTCCACTGACTGTTGTTTGTCCTTGGCACGAAGTGTAGCTACACCGTCCACAACAGCTGCGGCATAGGCGCTCATACGGTCTGCTCCCAAGCCACCAGCCTGGAAATCGTTGATGCCGAGTACCTGACGCATAGCATCTTCAAGCTGTCCGTGAGAACGGTAGATATCAGCAGGTAGCGGTGCGCGAGGAAGCACGGAGATAGCGTCTCTTGGGTTGAGACCGTTCATTGGTTCCATCTCAACGACCACATCTGGCTCGTCAGACTCCAAGCGATCACGGCTCTCTACGTCAAACAGACCCTTGATGGTGACGTACTTGTTACCAGCACGACGCATATTGTCAATCTGCTCGGTAAATGTCTCGTTCAGCTTCTCTTGTAGGGAAGCGATGTTCTCCAAGTCACCAAATGCCCAGATTTCGTTACCACCATCGGCAAAGTTGCGCATATGGACGAACGGTGGGTACCGGTGCTCGTAAGGAATAGGGCCACTAAACAGTGCCTTATCGCTGTTTAGCTGAGTTACTGTCAATGTACGGGTTCTCATGTCGTAGAACTCGTAGATTGTTGCTGTCTGGTAAATCTTTGGCTCGTCAAAACCACCATCGTAGACGCCCGACTCCATCTCGCGGTTGTCAGATTCGCCATCAGCTACCAAACTGGACTTGTTAGTCAGTGTAGGGTTGGCTTTGATCTCATCCATTGGTAGTACGATACGTTGTGCTACCCATCTTGCCTCTTCTAACCGACGAGCGTTATGAGGAAAATAGATGTCGTAAGGTGATACGTACTCAACATACGGTTCATCAGCCTCAACACGACGGTCAGTAAGAGCAACATACTCGGTCAGGCTCTCAATCGGAGCGACTGGACGGTTCTGATCGATGGCTAAACCAATCTCAGCCTTCATAACACCGGTCATGTCAGCTTGAATAGCCTCTGGTGAGCGAGGCGTTTCAGTAACCATGTGCTTCCAACCGGTCTTACAGAAGCCATTGCCCAATACAACCATGTCCTGAGCCATGTCACGAAGCACTCCGGTAGCCTGAGTACGCATCCAGTAGTACCCACCGACCGCTTCCGCGACCTTTGCTGTTACTTCAGATGCTTCTCCACCGGCGTAAGGTACTGCAATAGGCTTAGGGTCGCGTGCTACGACCGTTGCCAAAATGATATTGATGTGCGGAAGGACCATGTTGATGGTCTCGAGGTCCGCCGGGTGCAGTCTTTCAAAGATAGTTCCAGTGACTGTGCTGCCGAGATCGCCACTGTACGGCATTGACTTGCCCGTACGGTACAAAGCCTCAAGGGATCGGAACCAGCTGTGACGCCACTTGTATCTATCCTTGGCGTCCACGATAAGCTCTTGGACTTCCTTGAGTGTGTAGGGCCGCATCTCAGCCATTTCGTCTCCTATTTCTGCGAACCGTCCTTTGATACTGTTGCCAGTACTTTCTATCAGCCTTGCGCTCAAGCCTGTTGATCTCATCCGCTTCTCTGTACAGCGGGCTTAGGTCGAGCCTGAACTCTCCCTGACCTGCCGTCTCACCTATCGACCCACCGCCGACAGTGACTAGCTCCTCCAATAGGACATACAGCCCAATAGCCGCAGACATAACCAAGTCGTCGTGGCAGCCAACGTCAGCAGCCGTGGTACCATTCTCCCGGCGAACGTAGGTTGTCAACTCCTCGCGCAGCGGGCGGTGGATCCCCACAAGCTTACACTGCCCATCATCGTCCGGACTTAGGTACTCAGCAAGCCGGTTGATGATCAGCGGCTTCGTTACCTTCGTAGTTGGAAATCCAAAGACTGGGGCACGGCGTCTCCGGGCGGATGCGGGTGGCAAGTACCGATACAGGTTCGGGTAGTTAGTCTGATTTCGTAGCTTGTCAATGATCGAGATACCGATACCACCAGCATTTTCTACAACAAGCAGGGCAGCCATCTGGTTATACCCAGCAAAGTATCTGCCCAGTGCATCTAACTCCAAGGCCCAGTCTCCTGGCTCGATGGTGTTGCTGTGGTAGTACCCAACAATCTCCGGTGTCCCATCAGAGTGTAGCGTCATGATGTGAGCTGCCGAGTAGTCAGCACCAACACCAAGCGAGGGGTCACAGGCTATAACAAACTGATTGCCAAAATCTATCTCTCCTGGAGGACAGGCGAGGTAAAGGGGACTGTTGAATCCTTCTCCAGGGATATCCTCCGCAAAGAGCAAGCCCGCCGGACCGTCCTCGATGAACCCGCGTATTGGCATCTCTTCACACTCTTCATCTGGCGGGAGCCAGCTGAATCTTGGTCGACCTGACTCGCGGAACGCTTCCTCGTCTGTGCCCGGGTACTCGGCATAGAACAGCCAAGGCTCAGCAACGAACTCTCGCTTCTTGAGCTCGTACTGCTCGGCATTGATAAGCCGGCTGCTTGTCCATGGTTCAAAGATAGTGTGGAACTCATTATTCCCTCTCTTGCCTTCTCGGTAAATCTTCGCAAACATGTTAGTGCCGCCTCGGGCAGTAGAGATGATGATCAAACTACCACCAGCGTCAGTAGTCGGCTTGATGGTACGGTAGGTACTTGCTGGGTCGTCCATCAAAGCAAACTCATCTAGGATTACCAAAGAAGCTGTTTCACCAGCACCAGCGGTCTTCGTACCTGCAAATGACTTCAGGCGATTGCTCGTGCCATCCGAGAATCTGAAGATCATCTGCTTTGCCGCATCCCCGTCCAGCTCCGGACCCCTGGCCTTCATCCACTCAGGCAGTAGCGAGTACATGAACCGAGCCATGCCCAAGTTCTTGTCCGCGCTGTCCTGGCTCTTTGAGATCAGCAGGATATTGGCTCTTGGCTTGAACAGGCATTGCCAGAGGGCATAGGCCATTGCCAGTGTTGTAAAACCAAGCTGACGGGCTTTCAGAATGATTACGAAGCGTTGCTTCATGTATGCGTCTAGTGACCTTTGTTGATAATCCCAAATACCGAACGGCTCACGACCACGGGGGTCTCGCTCGGACTCAATCCAAACATATGTTCGGATAAAGTACTCAGGATCGCTGGCACACTTGCGCCACTCCATCTCAAACCAGAGACGCTCAAGGTCATCCAGTACCGGCCGGGAAACTGTCACGCCTCAGCACCCTGCTTATCCAAGAAAGCCTGTAGTACAGGAAGTGGTACCAGTGTCAGCACTCGCTCGTACAGTTCGTCAATGTCCATGTCCCGGAAGTCGCTCTTGCGGCTCGCCACTTCCTCGTCCACGTACGCCTTGCCATAGGTCTTGAAGTACAGCTCAGCCGAGGCCCTATCACCAGCCAGCGCCCGTTCGATCAACTTGGCCTTGATCATCTCGTGCTCGTTACGGCTGTCGGCGGTCTTGTCCTTGTTGGTCTTGACAGGACCCTGTACCTGGAGCGATGTCCCTCCGGGCAGTTTCAGTAGCTGTTCTTTCCGGCGGTTCTCGTACTTCTCGATGAACTCGGGGTTCTGCTTCCACTTCCGCACCGTACGATCTGAGATTTGCTTGATCTTGCACCATGCCTCGTCCGAGGTAGGCAGGTTGGCTACGGCTCTTGCGTGTTTGTCAATCAGCAGCCACTCGATGTACTCATTTTGTAGCAGCTCGTACTTGTCCAGTTTTGGCATTCTGTCCTCCACCTATCCGTTCCGGTTCCGACCCTTGGTTTCCGGACTTTGCTGGATTTTTTGGTAGGCTTTCTGTTCCGGGTTTTCAGGTAGTTAGAGTGCCCTTGGCTTCGTTCCGGTTTGGATTTTGGGTAAAAATCTCTGAGCGATAGTATCTATCACGCGCGACTTGGCGGCGGGGGAATGGCCCCCGGGTGAATGGTCCGCCGCCCGCTGGTCGTGCGGCGCGCACGCTCACGACACGCTCAACCTGACGGCCCCGCCGCCCCCCGATCGGTGCAGGTGCGGGTCCGATGGCGGGGTGGGAATGGGGAACATCAAGTGCAACACGGAACGCCGACGACTCCGCGTTCGCACCACGCTCAACTACACTACAGCCGGCGGAACATGACCCTGGTCGGCCCGTTCGCCGAGGCGGGCAGTTGATGTGTCTGTCCCAGACAGAGGGGTTATAGTAGCGGCGCGAGCAGTTGACCAAGCAAGCAGCAGTGCAAGCTGTTCGTCATTGAAGAGAAGTAGATACGCTGGTTCTCTACTCCCTTGTTCCACAAGTTCAGATACGATACGTGATCGCGATAGACCGCGTGTTGCATTGAGGACATCGATTCGCATTTGCTTTGCGTTAGTTAGTTCTGTCCGGAATCGCTTCTTGATCTTGGCAAGCTGAGCGCGGTCTGCTTTTGATAGTCTTGGGTGAGAGACCGGGCTCCAACTCTCTTCAAGTAAGCCGTATAGTTTGAGCAGGGGCATCAGTTCTTCTTCTGTCATGTTATCTCCGGTAGGTGGTCTGAGCCGAGTGAGGCCGAGGGTAGGTAGGATCTATCAAGTATGGCGGCCAGCCAAGGAGAACCGGCCAGACGGACGCGCAGGGACTCCAAGGCACGCAAGGTCTCTCGTCTCATTGTCTGATCCGAGCACCCCATCATTCTGCCCGCCTCGGCATAGCTGATCTGCCCAAGGACACACATCTCAACGGCAGCCTTCTGTCTCTCTGGTAGGTCGACCAGTAAGGCGTCAAGAACCAAGGCAGCCGAATCCTCCCCAGTACCCTCTTTGGCAAAGTACTCATCGTGGTAGGACAAGTCCCCGGCTAACTGACCTGAGTCAGCCCGGCCGGGATCGTAGGGTAAGTCTTTTCGTGCCACGCTGAGGAAGGTGCCCGATAGCCTTGTCTAGGAGACCGTAGCATGGATAGTATCAGGTAGCGTATTCGGTATGGCCCTTGGAGTCTCCTTTCCTCAGCCCCCGGCCGGATCCGTTAGAAACCTTCAGTGTGTCACCACCGGGGGTTTCGTCTTTTTCCGGGGTGTCCTGGTAGGGCGTTCACTTTCCCTGCCGCGCCTCCTTAGAGGAGGGCGCGTACGGGAAACTGAGACTTACGGCAAGCCGTACCTCCCGGAGACACCGATTTTTGGGTAAAACCGCAGGTCAGGGGCATGTTGATGGTCCTAGGAAAGTCAGGAAAGAATAAGATTTCATTTTCTTGACACGTATCCCAACACCACACCCGGGAAAGTCAGAACACCCAAAAAAAGGTACAAACCAGACACTCCCAGTGTATGTCACAGCCAAGTACCCAGACACACTTACTGCCATGAACACCACATGCCAGGGGCCCAAGTGTCGAAGAGATCCCCGCTCCAAGGGACTATGCGATGCCCACTATCGCCAGATGAAAAAGGGAATATCACTAACACCAATCGGCACAGCCAAGACAAACAAGCGTGGCAAGACACGTAGTAAGTACCAGAAGCTAAGCGATGCAACTGGCAAGTACAGCCGGGTCAGGTGCTCGTTTGAAGGGTGTGCAAGAGGAGCACACGCCAAGGAGTACTGCTTTGGCCACTACCAGCAGCTCAGGAGAAGCAAGAACCTAACACCTCTGGCACCCCTACGCAAGCCTAACCTATTCATGGCACCGTTACGCTCCAAGAAGCCTAACGGATACGACGACCCTTCACTTTCCCAGACTTTCCCTGATTTTCCCGATGAGTAGCACAGCCGAGAAGCCAAACCACGAGGAATCCTTCTACACCTCAGTCGGCAAACACGCCTACGATAGGCTGCTAAGCGAGGTACAGCAGGGTATACTCGAAGAGTACTGGCTACAAGAGGAACACGCTCTGCGCCTGATAGAGGACCTTGAACACAAGATCGTAGACGAGCTGACCTACGAGACCGCAATGGTACTCGTCAAAGGCGGCTGGGTAAATGACTACATATCGCTGCTTAGGGCAGCTACCAGCCTGAACAAATAGCAAAGCCCTCCGTGTAAGGGGTACGGAGGGACTTGCCAGAGCTGGGT